TCTGCACCTGCTTTAATCCCGTGCCCTGCGTCTGCCATATCTCGGTTTCGCCTTTGTCGTTGATGATGATTCCTGGCATAAGCTCGTTCTGGATATCGCCATGCCCGGGATACATGGAGAACGTATGCGCCGGAAGGCTCCGGATCTCCTGAAGCTCAAGTTTTCCACCTCTGCGAATATATCCCGGACTCTTGACGGATGCACCAAATCCAACGGACTCATACCATGCGATCTGCATTGCGGGATACGCGCGGCAGTTTTCGAATGTTTCTTTGATCCACGTTGTCAGGGTTTCTTCGTGCTCACCGTCTGCATCTTCTACCCAGACTTCAGGCCTGCCAGGGAAGATCTGGACCTGAAGGTTTTCGATCTGCGTTGCAAGGTGGATATTCCTAAGCCATTTATACGCTCTTTCCGGCGTTACCGCTGCCGGTGTATAAGATCCACTTGCCGAAAGCGCCAGTCCTGTTTCCTCGCCCTCTGCCGGGCCTGTTTTTTTTACTGCCATCTAAATAAACCCCAAATCTGGTTTTTTCTCTTTCTTCACAGTGACGGAATACCCCCGCCGGAGCAATTCGTCAATCAATTCAATGTTTGAAAATTTATAGATTGGTTTATTCTCAACCCAATCCCCTTTAAACTCTGCTACCATAAATCCTCTTCCTCCTTCATTCCACCAAAGCCAGTAAATATAGATAGGTTTATATCTATATTATCCTTTCCGATGTCATCCTCCATGGCATAGCGTGTGGAATCGACACAATTGTGAACTAACACACCATTGGCAAAATACTCATGACACCCTTCAACCGTTAAATCATATACTTGTTTGTTTCCGTTTGGAAGCACGCAGTTTATTTGAACAGGATCTACTACAACAAACAGCTTTAGAATATTTATTGGTTTTAAATTCTTTCCCGCAATATTCACACATTCTGAAAACATCATCCAGGCCGGAATCTCGTCTCCATTTTGATTTACATACATTAGAGCAGAATCGATTGTGTCCTGTGCTATATGCATAAAATTCTTTGTTACATACGTCACAAACATATTTTTGTTTTTCTCTGTTGCATATTGAATTGCACGCGTGTTTCTTATGCCATTCTCTGCCTTCTGCCGAGCTGTGCCATTCTTTTGTAAGGTCTCTAATATTGTCGAGGTGCTTTTTAACCTCATCAGTATGTTCTCTATGATATTCCAAAGAGTGTTTAGACAAATGTTTTGATTTAGGTATACATTCGAGGTTTGATATATCGTTGTTAAATTTATTTTCGTCTTTATGGTGGATGTGATACCCCTCTGGAATTTTTGTTTTGTAATAATCTTCCCATATGGATCTGTGTAAGTATCCCGTAATAAATCCATTTTTTGAACACCTTGATGATCTATAATATCCCTTTTCACCAAGCCTATATGGGATTCCATTAAATACAATTTTTTTAGGCTGCATAATTTATCATCTGCATATCTTATTGTATCCAATGTTATATACCCTTTTCCTTTTACATAATATTTGTGGGTTTTTGTTGAGATTATTTCCTTTCCGTTAGATAGTTTAATTTTCACAGTATCCTGTATTCCATTGTTATGTGTTTTTAATACTCTTTTATATCCATATCTTGTTAATACGAAATCGCCGGGCTTTATGTTTTCGATGTTGATATCCCCATTAATTGTTTTTATTTTTGTTCCAGCTGCAAAACAATGGTTGTCATTATCCTCAAGCTTGCTCTTTATCTCGCCGTCCTTGTCAATCTGATAATCAATATTCTCAAATTCGCGGGCCGTGTTCGGTGTGCGCTGATAGTCGATCACAATCTCCTCAAGATCATCAAGCCAGCGTTCACCGGTTTCCACACTCCCCGGGCCTTTCTTTGCTCCGGTAATGTTGATCCCATACGTCCGCAGCTCATCAATGCTCTTAGGCTCGGCGGAATCCGCTATAATCAAATCGTTTTCGTATCCCTTGCTTTTGATCCACTGCGCAACCTCTCGGTTTGATTTCTTCACTCCGAAAAACTCATCGAGGACAAACACCTTTCTGCGCATCCTGTCATAATGCAGGCGAACAAATGCAAAAGCATCTGCAGCGTATCCCCAGTCAATGCCCTGCCGGATCTGGTCGTATTGCGTGATCTCCTCATCGGTGATCCTGCGGAAAGACAGATTTTCAAACGGCACGATGCCGCCGCCTATCGGCTCGCCCATGAATACCCAGTCGTATTTATGCGGTGAAAGTGCCTTAACTGATTCTGCCTCCTCTATGAATGCCTGTGATACATATGGGTTGTCAAGATATGTGGACTGATGCACATAGACATTCGGGTTTAAAAATTGCGTGTTGTATTTCTTATTTACCCAGTTCTGCTTTCGTTTTGGCGGGTTGTATGAAAAGAAAATAGAGTATTGCAACCCTGGCGGCAATTCCGCGCGGATAATAGAATTTACAATAACGCCCACTTCGTCCTCTGATTTGAATTCGTCAAGCTCCTCAATCCACAAAATAGCTATCGGGTGTTTTGATGTTTTGATCGACTTGATCTTCTCAGGTTTATCGGCGCCCCGGAATAGTATTCGCGTGCCGGTCGGCATATATTTCAGACCGAGCGGGGATTTGCGGATCTGCCAATACGCCCCGACTCCCATCGCGTCGATTGCCTCAAGCAACTGTTCAAAAACCGAATTCTCCAACGTTTCGCCGACTTTGCGCACCACCAAAGCGTTTATTGGTCGCTTCATCAGCTCATAAATAATCCTGCGGCTGATGGTTGTTGATTTACCGCTATTCCTGCCCCCCTTAAAGACTTTAGTCGTATATTTGTCACAGTTGGCCCACGCCGGATGAAAGGCAGGCGCTATGATCTCACTGATCTTTATCTTCGATGTCGTCAATTATCTGGACTCCCACGCTTCCGGACATTTCAATATCCTGCTTATCGCGCCATTTTTCTTTTGCAATATTTTTTAACGCAAATATGCACGATGTTGGATTAGGCGGGTAATATTTCTCATCTGGCCCAATGTGCCCTTTAGCCGATTTATAAAGCGCGTTCTCTATTTCGATTATAAGCGGCTTTTTGCCTTCTTTTAAGGCTTCTAAAAACTCGACATATTTTATTTTATAATTTTCCAATGTTGCAACAGATACCCCCAAATTATGCGCAATTTGTTTTTCGGTTAATCCCTCTTTCGCCCATGCTTTCGCTTTCATAGGGAAAGTATCAGGATCATATTTATTTTTAGCCATATCTATAACAGTATATAAAGCGCTTAAAATAGTTATGTTTTTCCCTTGTTGGGAAAAATTAGAAATGTAGTTTTTCCTGAACTCTCTGAATGGTCTCGTGGATGTTGTATTCATCCGGGTTCTCTGCAATCACCATTGCGAGGAGTTTCTCATTGAGCTCTGTGTATTCCTCATCTGTGCATCCGGGGTATGTCTGTTCGGTGAATTTGTTTTCATTTACTCTGCTTTCGATTTCTGTAGTGTTCATCATTTTTTTCATCTCCTTTGTTACAATACTATATTGGACTTATAACTATATAATACTTTCGCGGTCGTCCGCCTGGGTGAACCATAGTAATAGTATATAAAGCGCTTAAAATAGTTATGTTTTTCCCTCATCGCTTCCCTTTTTCACAACTGTTCATAATCTCTGCTCCTTCCGGATGCGCTTAATGTTCTTCTCATATTCTGACTTATGAGATTTCCTCTGTGCTTCTGAGGAACACCCCCGCGAACAATAAAACACCGTTTGCCCTCTATATTGATAAAACCAATCTACATTTGATTTTTGTTTTCTAAATTCTTCACCACAAATCGGGCATGTTAATATAACAAATTCTGCACCACGCCCACCAACAGCAGGGCATGATGGGTTTTTAACACATTCACTATATTTTTTACCATACCCCGTTTCCATATTGTATTTTATATGATATTCTAATATTTGATCTTTGTTTTTTTCATAATATTTTGTATACCTATCTATTATCAGATCTTTATTTTTTTTATAATATTCCTTCTTATATTCCGAATACCGTTCTTTGTTTTTTTCATAGTCCTCTTTACTTTTTTTGTTTAATTTTTCCTTGTTTTTTTGATGATAGATCTTATTTCTTGTTCTTATCTTTTCTTTGTGTTCATTTCTATATTCCTCTTGATATGCTAATATGCGGGGTTTGTTTTTTTTATAATTTTCTTTTTCTTTTTTTTGCGTACATTTTTTACATATACTCCCCACACCATATCTACCTGTTTTGTGTTTATAAAACTCCTCAACCGGCTTAACCTCTCCACACTTAGAACACCGCTTATATCCTTCAGGTACTTCCGTCATTCTCTCACCAACTCCAAAAAATCCTCTGCTCTCATAGTCACAAGCCATTCTGTGCGGTTCTTCCGGTGCGCCACAATCGGGATCTGGCTGTCTGCATCTCTAATGCTCTGATTCATCGCGTCGTGGATATTCAGCCGTTCCACGCGCTTCACCTCGATATGATACCCTGGAAGACCAACAACATCCTCCCCCTCAATCCCTGAATACTGCTGGCCGCGTCTGGCCTCACTGAAACCATGATCGCGCAGGAACTTTGACAGCTCTCTTTCACCCGCAGCGCCTTTGCGTTTGCTGTTAATTATCATGTTTTAGTCCTCATAATAAGGGCATTTGGTTTTCTTATTTACATTCATGCAACCTACAACAATGTTAAAACTCCTCTTATCTGACATAATTAATCCTCCTATAGATTTACAATACCCACATCCATCTGACAGACAAAACGTGTTTGGGTCAAAATGTTTGCAATGCTCAATTTTAGTCTTCATCCTCTCTCACCTTCCACTCCTTACAAGTATTCTCATTCCCGCGCCGCATGTTGTTCTTTATCAGACATTTCCCGGTGTATTTGTCATCCTGCTCCCAGTGTTTGCAGGTATCGCAATTTTTTCTCATTCTTCCACCTCTACATACTGCGCCTTAAACTCAGCGTCTGAGAGTTTCCCCATTCTCTCGCCGGTATAAAACACCCAACGCCCGGGCGGCACGCCTTTTAGGTCAGTACCCATACATCTGAACGCGAGCACCTCCTGAGCGCTCTCACGGTGGCTATATTCTCTGATCTCTGTTGAGTGAATATAATCTACCAACATCTGCCTGACAAGGGCGCTGTAACCCCTTGGCGTCGCGTGTGCGTCAAGATAATCAATAATCTCTTCTGTCAGCGTAAAGCTGCAGGTTATTTTTCTGGTCATTTTGTTTGCTCCTGAAAAATTAAAAAAATAAGGCTTTTTTTGATTCTTCATCAAAAACTTGTTTTGCTGCATAATGAGAATACACATCAGCATATTCTTTGGAATGCCCATTGATACCGCATATCTTTAATACACGCGTACAAGAGTCATATACTCCTTTTACCCCGCACAGGGATACATACCTATGCGTTGGTGATTGCAAATCTGCAATTTGCGAAAGAGCATCCAGAGTCTCATCGCGTGAATCAAACAATCCGTCCCCATAAGGGGATTTATACTTATACTTCATTTTTTTCATCTCCTTTTTTGTTACAATATAGTATTAAACTTATAAGTATATAATGGTTTCTAATATCATCTCAAAATTTAATTCGTGTGTGTACAAAATGTGTCAATTTTTCGCGTGTGTGTCACGTGTGTGTCAGTTTTTTGACGCACTACGGATGGGGTTAATATTACTTCTTTTCCTAAAATAAGCTTAAATTATTATTATATATATATATTATATTCGTATGTGTACAGTACCTATGTATATGTGCGGATCTCAATATATAGATCAGTCCAAAAACACCCGCAGATCCCCACCCCCTGACACATTGTACACACACGAACAAAAAACGTCAATTTGTGCCGGAAATTGAAATTAAAGAAAAAAAAGGTATGTCCGTATAGTGTCACTAAGTGTACACACACGATGACACGTGACACATTTTATTCATTTACCATGCAGTCCGGGTGAATATACAAAATATATTTTGCTCCCCCAAGTTCTTTTTCGCGCTGAACCTGATAAATACCATAATCATTAAGCATCTCTTTTACATCTGCCCTTGCGGTCTTGCCCAAATTCCGCCATGCTCTAAGGTTGCGCCATTCTGATTGTGTTGCACCATCTGGTCCGGCAGCTTTAATTATTTTGCAAATCTGTTGTGTAACCCGGATACATTCATTATCCCCAACATTTGGCATAAAGTCATCATCGATCTGTTTCATTAATGTTTTAACCACTTTAATGGCTTTAAGTGCACATTTTTTTGATACATATTCATACCCTGCCATAATCGAATAAACCAAAGACAGTTTTGCAGCGGTCTCCATCGCCTTTGTGTGCACTGCAGTCTTTCCATGGTATTTATTGAGGATCTTAATATGTTCCTTCTCAAAGAG